ATCTTGTCTTTTATCCTATCTTTCATGTCTGTAGATAATAACCTTGTACTAAAATCAATATCAAAATACTCCCAATCATCTCGATACTCTGTCGGTATTTCAAAACTATCGTAACTTTCTGTAATAGTTACTTCATCTCTACTTACTTCTATTTCAATATCATCATCTAAAGTATCGTTAAAATACACTGGATATAAACTTAATTCATCTGCACCGTGTAATATTGCTAAATCTCTTGAATGGTATGCAACACCATCGTAAACCCATAACTTATCCATAATCTTATTTTTTATCTATTTGTGGTTCGTATGTCAATAATACTAATTGTTTATTTACTACCTCTAATGATTTCATTAAATGCTGAATAATTATATAATCGTTTTCATCAGATAAAATCATTTTTTTAGCTATTGATAGGTCTTTATCTAAACCTGCTTGTACTGTATTAATTAAATCTTTCATTTTTTAATGTTTTTAGCGCGTTTAATGTACTCAATCTTATCTGTTGGGTCAATACCCTTAGCAGTCAATAATCTTGCGTATAAATCAAAATTAAAGCTACCTTTTCCGTTTCTTGTGAAGTAGTCGTAACTACTTGCTAACATTTTGTCTTTAATCACTAACATATCTATTTGTTTTTATTTGTTTGTATGGTACAAATATATATATAATAATTATAATAATAACAATAATAATTAAAAATATTTTAAAATAATTTCTAACTGCCTGATTTTGAGCATAAAAAAACCCTCACTTTTTTATCAGTAAGGGCTAAAACAATAAAATTATGTATGAAATCGGTATAAAGATAGTTATTTATTGTATAACTCCCACTCTTTTAAACGTCTATTTTTTAAACCTTGTAAAACTTTTCCATTAGCTGTAATGTATTTAGTTAAAAACCAGGTCTTAATCTTGTCTTTATTAGCTTCCATATTAACCAACTTAAATAAAGTTGTACTTCCACCTGTGTTATATGTGTGAGATACTAAAGCGTCAAATTCATTTTGCTTAACATCAACTTTTAATTTACTGTTAACTATCCTTTCATATCTTACTATAAGGTCGTCAAATAAATCTCTAGCTTCTTCTAGTGTTATAGTGTCACCCATTTTAACTTTATCTCCATTTGGGTAATATGTGTTTCCATAACCAATAGTTGGTACACCTGCTGAACACTTGTAAGCATTTAACCTACACCCCTCAAATAACTTAATTAAGTCTTTACCTTCTTCTGATATTTTCATTTTAATACAAATAAAGTTGCTATTCCTATACTGCCAATAATGTGTGCTATTTTACTTCGTTTTTTTCGCTTCTCAACGTCTTTATTTAAATCTACAATACTATCTTTCAATTTATCGTTTACCTTGTTCTGAACGTCTATAATAGTATCTAATTGTTTTATCAAAGTATCTTGCCATTTAATAGTATAATCTTGTTGTTCTATTACTGAATCTTGAAAAGCTATAATTTTAATCGTATCGTTGTTTTCTTTAGCTACTATTACACTATCTCTATAAATTAAAATAGTGTCTTTAAAACGTCTTATTTTAGTCTTAAATATAATTGTGTCTTTATATAGTGTGTCTAGTCTTTTTTCTAACTTAGTGATATACCTTATTTCAGTTGGTAAAGTTGGCTGTTTATGTAATACCAACCATGCTACAACTAACAATAATACACCTATCAATATTTTTTCTAACTTCATTTTTTTAACTTTTCACTTATCGAATCAGTTAATTTAGTACCTAATGCAACACCTACCATAGTAACAAACACATCATATCTGAATCCCTCTTTGTATAAGTCGTAAATAATCATATATACTACCAACAACCATGCTGAAAACATTGTTAAAGAGGTACGAGAATAACGTAATTTGTCATTCTCTAACTTCATCAAAGTATCTTGAACTAACTTTTTAAATATACGTTTCAATTTTTAATATCTTTGAACAGTTGCACAAATGCTTCAGCGTTTGCTTTCATAGTTCTTTCAGCGTGTCTAATTGCCCTAGATAGTTCTTCAAACTGTTTGTTGAACTGCTCGAATTTCAAATCCATTATACGCTCTAGATTAGCTATCTCACTAGGTACTTTATCTTCTATACTTTCGACTTTACCCTCCAACTTCACTACTTTATCATTCAATGCGTTTCTGTTTTCGTACAGTTCTCTAATATCTGACTTAACCGAATTGTGTTCACGTTTTAAGAAATAGCCAACTACCGCTGCTAATACACCACCTGATATTACGTACTGTACTGCTTCCATTAGTCTATTAATATTTCTTCAGGTGTTCCTAAAACTGTACTGTATTCATCATAAGGAATAACATAAAAACTCTCACTATTATAAGTAGCTGAAATTGCACTTACTAAAGTCTGTGTTACGTTACCTTGAATCGGTACAAAATTATTTGCTGTGTTTACTTGTTGTATAGCAGTATTTACTTCTGCTAATGTGTTGTATTTATAACCATTCATATTAGTATATTGTATAGTAATTATTTAAAATTGTTTCTATTGCTACTCTATTTGCTGAATTATCTGTATTGTAAGCTCCGAAACAGTTAATAGAACCGTTTAACCATGATGCACCGTACTGTTGACCTAATTGTAACCCATTGTTAGCTGTGCTTCCTGTATAAGTATCTGTACCACCAGTTGCACCATTATCATAAGCACTCATATTATTAGATGAATCAATGAAAGAAGATAAAAGCCTTAGATTTGAATCATCTCGTTGAATTGACATATTGGCAAAATAACTAGATGCCCCAATAGTCACAATTAAAGACCTCTTATCTACTCTTCTGTCGCAAAAAGTTCTAATTGTTATATTACCACTAACTCCTTGATTGTGAATTACTCCATTTACATTTGCTACATCGTTTTGAGAAATCGAAAAATAAGATACATCGTTTATATTTACAAAAGCACTTGACCAATTGAATAAATTATCATTACTTCCATCGTACTTAATAGAAGCAAAACCATTCCTAGTAATTAAAGCACCACTTGAAACAATTTGAGGCTGTTGAGTTGCAGTCGCGTTGGTAAGGTTTTTACTTCCTACCTGAGTATAAAATGTAGTAACGAACCCATTTCCAGCACCTACAAAACTCAATAAACTTGCAGTATCTAACAAGTCGTCCACAAAATTAATATCTTGCTCTGCATTATCTGATGAACGCCTTACACGAATACAAGCACCTGAATAAGCTGAAAATCTTTTTACAAGTTCGTACCATACAACAGGAGTTCCATAACCATCTAAATAGTAAGTATTAGCACCACTAGAAAAAATATAAGGATTTATAATCATTTTACGCTCTATTTCCTATTAATGTAACTTTTAAACCTGCTTCTGTTGCACCACCTGAAATTGCATCAATATCAATTGTTATCTCTGCATCGTCTGCCAATCCTGAATCACTTATTACTGCTGGAGTCGCTGCTGTTGTACTTGTCTTTTCAGTTGCGTCAATCGTTAACAAAGTAGATAAGATTGAAGTACCACCCTCGTTAATGTCTATTGTTGTAGTTCCTGATGTTGTACCTGCTGTGCTTAATGATGCTCTCACCTCTGTCACTGTCATAGCGAAAGGCATTCTAAAAGTTAACTTTGCAGTTCCTGTTGTTAATGCTGTTGTTTCATCACTTACAGCTACTTGAATAACCTCTTGCATTACTTCAGCACCTGTCACATACTTTGAATCGTATGAACTACCATTATAATCAGATACAATTAGTAAATCGTTAGCTTCTAAATTAGCTGCTTTTGCTGTTAATTGACTTATTTTTTTTGTTGCCATTTTTTATCTTTCGTATTTTGTTTGTCCAAACCATGAATTATCATAAGCTAAACCGAATCCTCCCCAGTTTACACTTAAATCTTCCGTTATTGCAGTACCATCTGCTTCATCTAATAGTAGGAATCCACTATTTTCATCTACTATATTATCACCATCATCAGATTGCTTTCCGAATCCAATTAGATTATATACCGCTTCTCCCCACATATTTAATTAACCTTTTTATTATCTTTTTGTTGCATTAACTTAATTGCATATTCTTGCAATTTTTTAACGTCTTTAGCCTTCATTTTATACCTATCTCTCATAAATACCACCCTCCTATATTTGTGTTACTAATCGGATAAACGTCTGCACCTGAATTAGTATGATATTCAGGAAAAGAACTTGAATTAAAACTCATATAATCTACGAATCTTTGTGAATAGTTCTCTGCTGTTATCCTTTGCTTTTCAATTAAAAAATCTACTTCATTCTTTTGTACCGTTTCAGAACTTTCTGCTGTATGCTTAAATACTCCTTTGTTAGCTACTGTATAAGCACTAAAAGGCAAATACTCAACCATTGCCCAGTGAATAAGCATTTGTCGAACATAGTTATTTAATAAGTCTAAATAAACACCTGACAATGTACCTGCTTCAATGTCTGATTTTAACCTATTAAGTAAATCAGTGCCTAAGTAGTTTTGTATGTGTATATCTTGAGCAATCTTAATGAACTGAATAAATTTATCAGTATCAGTATTCCCATCTAGTGGTGTATACTTAACAATGTCTGCTCTTTCTATTAATAATACTTCTGCCATTATTTAACGTCTTTTGGTAAATTCTTGTTATTTGGACTAAAACCTTTTAAAGGTAAGTTGTTAGGATATACACTAACCTCAAATGGATTAGTAACTTTAAAACCTTTAATCTCTGCTGCTCTAGTACCTATCTTTTTCCATTGTGGGTCATCTTCATTTAGGTCAACCATCATAGTAACTCTTTGCCATTTATGATGACATCTCGCACCTCCTTTATACTTAAAAATATCGTAAGTATCAGAACCAAACTCTCCGAATCCTTTATTTACTGCTACTGAAGCCATCTTATCAATATCTTCTTTACGGTATAACTTACCTGCGTTCATCATAGCTTTACAAAATGCTCTTTCAGGTGTCTTATTTCCAGTATATTTATACCTTACTTTAAAGAATTTATCTTTAACTAATTTATCTTGTGAACTTCTTGCTGTTGGTCTTGCCGTACCTGTACTTACAAAGTTCCAAACTTTCGACATTAAAGTAGGTTCTTCTTTAGTTAATTCAGCTTCTAATTCTTCTAGATAAGCATTTAATACTTCTTCATCTCCTACCTCTTCAACATCTCTTTCATCTATTACTATATATCCCTCAGGAATATCCTCCCCTATCTCGTTTAAGTAATCTTCTAAGTTAAACTGTTTGCTTAGTTGCGTAGGCTCTTCTGACTTTTCTCCCTCAAATGGATTTAAAGTTTTAAAGTATAAATCTAAAGATACACCGTTATATTCTAAAATACTATCAAAAGCATCTAACAACATCTCTTGAAAAGGTTTAATAACCATATTGTCAAATAAGTTAAAAGAGTTTTGCAATTCATCAGCATTTGAACTGAATCCTGTTGATGTAGCAATACCAAAAATAAGTGGACTTGTTACCGAATGTGATAGCATAATTTTACGCATACATTCTTCACTTAAATACTGATAGTGTTCAGGTGCATCATTTAAAGGAATGTCATCAACTGTAATAGCTGTATCTTTATTGTCATTAAATGAAACTATTACCTTTTGTCCTTTACTACCTGTTAACGTTTGTTTGATTTTAGCGTTTATGAAACTTTGTTGCTCTTCAGTAGGCACTCCATTATTTACATTAATAACCTTAGTACCACTAAACCCATTTTGAACTTCATTAATTAGATAGTCGCTAATTTCTTCTTCTAATAATGTGTAATCAACACCACCTTGGTAATCTACGTGAGCAAAGTATTTCATTCCTGCCGAATAAGGTTGTATATATAACACCTCAACACTTTCATTTGAAGTACCAAATGCAGGTATCCTTTTAGGCTCGTAGTTTCTTGTATCCTCCCAATTATCACTAAAATAATATGCTTCTACGTCTCCATCTTCATTACACTTTTCAGGTGCTAATAAATTAACTGGAATGTGATATGCTTTCTTAACTAGCTTTCTATCTTTAGAATAATGTACTTGAATAGCACATTTACCGAATAGCTTTAAATCTAGACATAATTGCTTAACGTCTTTTTTACCAAAGATAGACATTAAACTAGCATACTCATTTGGCTTTCTTTGTGCATCTTTAGCACTCAAACCTTTACCGTACATTAACCTAACAATAGAGTTAATAATACTGTTGTTTGTAGCACTGTTTTTATACCTATCCATTAAGTAACTAAAGTAACTGTTTTCATCTCCCCATGTTACCCAGTCTTTTCTTTTGTCCTCTATTATTTCAGGTCTTTTATGTTCTGCTAGATTGAAAATCTTTAAATTATCCATTATAAGTAAATAAAGTCGTTTGTACTATTTTTTTGTTGATATACACCATCATTAACTGAATACTCTCCTGTTTGGTCTGTACAAAATACCTTAGCATAATGTAGCACTTCAGTTGTACCTGTATATCCGTTAATCTCTAATTTATCGTTTTGGCTTGTTAGAATGAAACTAAAATCATTTGCTTGTAAGTAGTCGTCATTATCATAGTTTTGTAGTTTTAACGTGTAAAACCTACCATCTTTTAAATTGAATGTAGCTGTTAAAGTATCGTAATAATCCCCACTTGTATAGCTTTCTATTGTAATACTTTCCGTTGTATTCGTTTCTTCATCTGTTAATAGCAATACTGTAGGTACTGCATTACCTCTAGTAATTACATTAATGCTCTGTGAACTTGTTGATGTTGTTAATACTATCATACTTAATAAACCTTTTTTAATTGATTTTGTTTCTAAATAAAAAAACCCCCACTAATTAAAGTGAGGGCTAAAAACAAATTATGATGTAATTATGAAGTTACAATAGTAGCATCAACTGCTGCTGTAGCAAATAAAGTAGCTAAAGCTGCTTCTGTTGTACAATCTAAATGATTTGCCGGTGTTTTTTCTTGACCTGTAAAAGTTAATTTATAACCGTTAAAGTCACCTAAAGCTGTACCATTTTCAATATTACCTCCTGTCACGTCCATACCTCTTAACAATCCTGCTATGAAGTATTGACCATCGTTAGTTTCTACTACAATGTGTGGACGTCCATAAGAAAGTAATTTAATGTTCTTTGTTGTAGCAGCATCCTGAGATTTCAATTCAAGTGTTAATGCTTGTTCAAAGAATGTAGTTCCGTTTTCTCTAGAACTGTTAATGTTTTGTACAAAAGTAGAATTTCCTTTTAATTCATATTTGTATAGTGAACTAATACCTGTAATCGCTGTGATTAAATCAGTATCAGTTACATCGTAGGTAACATCAGCAGCTTCAATGTCAAAGTTAGCAAAGTAAACGTTTTTTAAACCTCCTATGCTATCCTTACATGCTTCTGCTCTACCATTAGCTAATAAACAACTCATGTCTTTTTATTTTAATGTTATACAAAAAAAGGAGGAGTATTTTACCCCTCCCTTAGTTTTAGTTTATCTA